ACCTCCTGCTGAGGTAATATCTGTGATATCGACTCCTGTTATTGAACTATCTCCACCTTTAGATCCTGTTGATCCACCTCCTACGGTTATTGTGTAAACAGTTCCGGGTGTAAGTTGTAAAGCAGTTTCTGCTGATGCACCACCGCCTGATGATTCACTAGCGTAAGATGATCGATAACCGCCTGCTCCGCCTGCTCCTCCACCGTGGGATCCCCCAGCTCCGCCTCCAGCAGCAATACATAAAAAGCTTGTTGTATAAGATGGAGCAACTATGTTGAAGTTTCCTGAGTTAAGGGCAGCTACTGAGTTACCTGATGCTGTTAATACATATCCTTTTGTGCTATCCACAAAAGTAATTTCAACTGCTTGCCTGTTTTGAGTGCATTCATGACTTATATCATCTAGTCCTTCAAACTTGTTTCCATTAGGATCAATAAGTAATCTATTAGTTGCAAAAGTTTGTGCGTAATCTTTGAATGTAAAAGTATCTCCGATACTAGGCGATGCCGGTAATGTTGCTGTTATTGCACCACCACTTGTGTTTACGAAATAACCTTCTCCAGCTGCTGCATTAAAGTTAGCTGTTTTTACCGCTTGCCAAGAAGTTCCGCCTGCTCCTGAAAATGATAATTGACCAACACCAGTTGCTCCTGATCCTGATACTGAATCTACTTTTAAAAATGTTCCAGCTGTTACGTTTCCAGTAGGAAATTTAAGTGTGTAGCTCTGCGCACTACTATGCGGAGGCGATTGTAATTTAATTCCGTGTGAATTAGACTCACAGTTAAGTTGTAGAGTTCCTGGATTTGTATTACCACCGACTGCTACAACACCCGTACCATTTGGTGTAGATGTAATATTTCCATCCGCACCATCTGTGATTGTAATATTACCAGAGTTAGTTCCAGAGTTTGTGTCTAAAACTAAATCATATGCACCGCTAGAAGTTACAGTCGCTGCTGCAGCTCCTGTACCAACTTTAGTTTCACCAGTTCCTTTTGGAATTAAAGCGAGATCAATATTAGAGTCATCTCCAGTTGCAGATATGCTAGGTGCATTACCTGTAGCTGCGTTCGTGACATCTATTTGGTTTACTGCGGATGATGTTGTTTGAAAAATAATTTGTTCATTTCCATTTTCATCAGCAATAAAATGTGCATCATCAAATAAAATATTGTGAGAGTTAGTATCTAAATTTCCACCTAGTTGAGGTGTTGTATCATCAACTACATCTGAACCTGTTGAAACTTCGATTATTTTAGGATTTGTTGTATCTGGATTACCAGACGCAAAAAGTATTTTTGTTCCTTTGTCCGTAGCTGAAAAAGTAAAACTATCTCCAGATCCTGTAATATATTTAAATTCTACAGTGTATGCACCTGAAGTTGAATTTTTTATAAAATAAAGTTGTTGAACATCGTTTGGAATTCTAACAACTTGATTACCTGTGATTGTACCAGTAAATTCAATCATTCTGTGTGCAAGCTCTGCACCAGTTGCACCATCTTGAACTACTAAATCAGTATTTTGTGCACCACCTGCAATAGATTTTTGTATAAACCCACCAGATATCTGTTCTAAAATTTGTAAGTTAACGTTAGTTTTTGTTCCCCATGTACCGGCGTTTTCACCAGTTGCTTGAATTTCTACACCTAAAGGTGTGTATGTTGATGCCATAATTTTATCTCCTATGCAGCGTCACTATAACTTGTATTTGATCCAGTTGCAACATCCGAATATGTAGTATTCGAACCTGTTGGGGCATCAATATACGATGTATTTGAGCCGGTGTCAACATTTCCATAAATAGGTATCGTAGTGACTCTCCCTATTGAAGAGGCAACACTTAAACCTGTTAATCCTACAACATCTGAAACAGCAATAGATCCTACACTAGCGCTAAATGATTGACCTGTTAATCCTAGACCTTCTTCTACGGTTAAAGATCCTACACTGACCGTAGCAGACTGACCTGTAGGTTGACCAGTTGCACTTCCTTCTCCAGCTATTTGTCCTTGTCTAATTTCAAATTCTAATCCTGATACTAATACAGTATTATTTGGTGCAACAGCTGTTCCTAAAGCTGAAGTCATAGACTGACCAGCTAAAGCTACCTCATTACTACTAGATCCTGTAGCTGTACCTTGAGCTGAAGTTATAGATAAACCAGATGGTAAAACTGTTTCGTTTGGTGCTTTTGCTGTCCCTTGACTTAGTGTCGCTTCTTGACCCGTTAAACCAATGGTCATGTCAGCCACTGTTACAGAACCTATTGAAAAAGATGAAGCACGACCAGATAATGAAACATTTGCATCTGCTTCAATTGTTAAAGAACCTGGACTAGCTGTAGTAGAAACTCCAGAAGGCTGTACAACAGCAGTTCCTGTAATAGATGGAGATCCAACAGATGTTGAAGAAGATAAACCGTCTACAGAAACATCTGCACCTAAACCTACGTCTGCTGCAAAAGTTCCCCATGCACCACGGCCATAAGCATTATTACTCCAACCTTGTACACCAAATTCTGTTGTAATTGATTGACCAGTTAAAGAAACTGTTACGTCGTTAAGTTCACCCCATTTACCATCATTCCAAGATTTAGCTCCCCAACCTAAACTTAAAATTGTTGAGCCACCCCATTGAGATTGGTCCCAGGTTAGACGGCCCCATCCTGAAGTTACCGACATGGTCGGCCTCCTATGCTAATCTGATTATCGCGTTACTTGCGTCTGCTGTTGGAAACTCTATTTTGAACGTCCCATTACTAGCTGTCTTGTCACCACCAAATGCAATTATACAAACAGCGTCAGTTGTTCCTGAACCACCATCTGTTGTTGTATTATAAATCATTGCACCGTTTGCAGTGAAAGATGCAGACGAGAAAGTTACGTCTGAAAAGTCTGTGAAGGCTGTTGTTGAAGATAATGAAACACCTGAATTTGTAAGAGTTGCCCCACCTGCAGAATATGCAGATCCAGATGTATTCGTAATTTCATTTGATGTTGAATAGTCAGTTGTAGCTGCACCTAAAGATGCAGAACTTGTGAATAAAGCAATCTTGAAAGTGTGTCCACCTGAAGATTCAAAGCTGTGTTTTCCCTTTAAAAGGTCTCTTTTAAAAGTTGAACATATTGCTGATGTTATTGCCATAATTAATCTCCTACGGGTTTACTGAGTTTACTGGTATACGAACAGTGCCATCTGTGTAGTCATCTCTTCGTCTTCTACCAACTTGCTCATTAGCAAACTTTTGTACTTCTTGTTTATATTTATTTTCATATAAAGTCAACATATCTATCGGACCTTTTAAAAATCCATATGTCTCTGATAAACAACAGTATAATAGCCCATTTGGAAAGTTAAGACTAATATAATTAGTTTGGTTGTCTGAAGCTAGAGTAGCTGGCATTTTATTAAAATAAACTTTATATCTATAAGTAGTATTAGGAACTGGAGCCACTATTATCCTACCTGAGTTAGTATCTCCGTCTCCAGTTGCTCCTCCACGCATAGCATAATATTTAGGCTGACCTTGAGCAGCAGAGGTTCCAGTTACATCCTGATACTCTTGAAGATAAGTTATATCTTTTTTTTCTAAATATCTGTTAGCTCCTGTTGTTTCAGATCCCGCAGTATTATAAACCTGTATAGCTCTAATAAATAAACATCCTGCTGGAGCATTTATAGATTCTTGTCCAGCAACAAAATTAGCTAATTGTTCTTTTCTATCTGCATCAATAGGAACATCTCTCATAATTCTATACTGAGCATTTAAAATTATATTTTCTAATATATCTGTTGTAAGAACATTAGAGTCTGTTTCTGTGTAATTTCTAATTTGTGTAACTAACGTATCGTAACTTATTCCTGCCATTATATTATTCCCGCAACCTCTTTACAAGTAGGACAACTTTTTTTGTATCTACTATGTGTTCCACATTTTACTGCTTTTCCATTTTCATCTGTATATAATGGAACTTCTGGTTCTTTTGGATAAAGCATTTCTTCGTGTGGATCCATTTCTGGACACGCACACTGCTTTACACCAAATAATTTACAAATAAAATTTTTTAATTTTTTTATCATGGTGT